CCGTTGTGGAAAGTCAGCCGCAAATTGACGTTCCCGATGGGATCACCGTACCTGTTGAACTTTCTGGCGTGTCTGAATCTGAAAAACAGATTCAAGATATTTCAACTAGATTGAACAACATTTTGAACTATCAGAACGCAATTAACAACGTGGGTCAAAACCTATTCGTTATGCCGGGGGATTCGGCGGCAGAGATCGCCGGGATCAACCGAGAATTAGGCCAAATGCAGGCCGCGCTTGATTACTTGAAAACAAATCCGTTTGATCTTGATTCGTCCGTTGCACAGTTGCAGTTGGGCAGTCTGTCAAGCGCGATTGACAACGTGATTGAGCGGCAGGAGCGGCTTAATGACTTAATGGGCAATGTTCCCTCACAGGTGTACAGCGCAACGCCCACCGTGCAGGATGCCCCACAGGTTGAACCTACGCAAGCCCCGGTAAATGTTCCGTTCAACTGGCAAGCTGACAATATGAACGTGTTTGAGAACACGGGCATAGAGCGTTTCCAGCAGGAAATAGAGAGTGCTAATACAATGCTTGTCGCATTGAACGACACTCAACAGCGGATCGCAGAAACGGCGACAAGCGTTGACTTGTTCCCCGCGAATGCGGTTACTGATCTAAGCGGTATGCAAACCCGCTTACAGGCGATTCAAGATCGTATCGTGCAGATTGAGAACAACCCCTTAAACATGGGTACTAACGCCGCTAATTCGGAGTTGGAACAGTTGCGGGGGCAGTTGGATCAAGCTGTACAGGCACAGCAAGCCCTTAACAGTGCCGTTGACAACATGGACGTACAGGCGGCAAATGATGCTTACTTGCGGCTATCACAAACCGTGAGCGGCACAGAACGCTATATCCGTGACAATGTGGACGAACAGGGGCGTTTTAATCAGAAAATCAATGAGGGTACGGCAAACGCCGATAACCTAATGAATACGATTAAGAGTGCCATTGCAACCTATGCCACGGTTCAGACCGTTGGGGTGGTATTTGACCTATCCGATACACTGACTTCAACAACTGCCCGTTTAAGCATGATGAATGATGGAGTTCAGACAACTTCTGAACTTATTAACATGGTGTATGCGGCGGCGCAGGATGCTAGAGGTTCTTTTGACCAAATGGCTGATGTTGTTGCCCGCTTTGGCAACAACGCAAGAGATGCGTTTGGTAGTTCGGAAGAGGTTGTTGCTTTTGCCGATCTAATTCAGAAACAAATGACCATTGCAGGTGCATCCACGCAAGAAGCCGCAAATGCGGAATTGCAGTTATCACAGGCACTTGGTTCTGGCGTTCTTCGCGGCGATGAGCTGAATAGCATTTTTGAACAAGCCCCCAATTTGATTCAAAATATCGCGGACTATTTGGATGTTCCCATTGGTCAAATCCGCGAGATGGCGGCAGACGGCGAACTTTCTGCTAATGTTGTCAAGGCGGCTATCTTTTCCGCCGCAGATGATATTAACAGCAAATTTGAATCCATGCCGCAAACATTCGCGCAAATTTGGACTTCGTCCCAAAACACTGCTTTAATGTCGTTTCAGCCTGTTTTGAACAGATTGAACGAAATTGCGAATAGTGACGCTTTTCAGCAGTTTGTGAATAACGCCATTGGTGGGCTTTCTGCTGTTGCAAGCGTTTCCCTTGAGATTCTTAACTCTTTAGTGAATGTTGCCTATGTGGTAGCTAACAACTGGGGTTGGATTTCTCCCATCATTGGCGGCGTAACAGCGGCATTGATGGTTTACTATGGCTGGCAACTTGCAAACAATGCAATTTCGCTTGCTTCCAAAGGAATCAAAATCGCTCTTGCGGTTGCTTCGTATGCCCACGCCGCCGCTACTGGCGCAGAGGTGACAGCCACAGCCGCCGCCACAGCCGCGCAATATAGCTTAAATACGGCGTTCCTTGCTTCCCCGGTAACGTGGATTGTCATGGGTATCATCGCCCTTATAGCCGTGCTTTTGGCGGTTACAAACGCAATCGCACAGGTGACGGGTGTTACACAGTCCGGCGTTGGTATTATCACGGGTGTTATCGCCGTAGGCGGTGCGTTCATCCTGAATACCATTATTTCCCTGATAAACAGCGTTATCACGCTGGGCGTGAGTTTTTGGAATATGCTTGCCAATTTTGCGGCGGCTTTCGGCCTGATCTTCAATGATCCCATCGCCGCGATTGAAGTTATGTTCCTATCGCTGTTTAACTTCATCGTGTCTATCGTATCTTCGGCGGCGGGCATTCTTGATACTATCTTTGGCTCTGATCTGCAAAGCGCAGTTCAAGGATTTCAAGATAAGATTCAAACCCAAATCAACACCACTGTTGAGAACGCAGGGGGCGACAAGCCGAAAACGCTTGATCCGTCTGATTACACTATGGATCGCATTTCCTATGGGGATGCGTTCAGCACGGGTGCAGATTTTGGAGATGGCGTTGTCGGTGGAATTTCCGACTTTTTCAACAAAACTTTCAACATGGATTCCGTTGCACCCTCTGTTGATCTTAGCGATTACACAGCGGGCATTGGTGACGGTGTGAAAGATATAGCCGGGAATACCGGGGCAATTAAAAATTCTCTGAATGTTTCAGAAGATGAATTGAGGTATTTGAGAGATATTGCCGAACAGGAAGTAATAAACCGCTTTACGACTGCTGAAATCACCATCAATCAGAGCAACGAAAACCATATTACGAATGGTATGGATTTGGACGGTGTTATTTCCGCTCTTTGCGATGGCGTATCTGAAGCGATTGAGGTAGCCGCCGAGGGAATCCACGAATAACAACCATCGTTACATCTTTTTTACGAGGGCTGTTGCACAGGCTTTCTTCCTTGTGCAACAGCCCCCTATTTTAATAAACTTGAACCGAAAGAGGAATTTTACACGATGATTAAAGCAATGCAGGCGGCACAGAAAGCCGCACGAAAGGCCATAGAAAGCACCTATACAGGCGTTATGACGGTATCAGAGCGGCAATCTGTCAAAGACCCTAACACCCACATTACCAGCACAAAAGAAATCGTTGTTTTGGAGAACCATCCTTGCAAACTATCTTTTGAAACCATCGCCGCCACAGTCCAGACCGACACGGCGGCGGCACTCTCGCAGGGCGTTAAAGTGTTCTTGTCGCCGGATGTTTCCATCAAAGCCGGATCAAAATTAGCGGTGACACAGAACGGCGTTACCACAGCTTACAAATCAAGCGGCGTTCCTGCCGTTTATCCTACCCATCAAGAAATCATGTTGGAACTGTTCACAAAATGGGCTCGACCTCTTGAGAAAAACGCACTTTTGAAAGTTAATTTTCAACGGTGCGTTTTTTCGTTTAATATATGATGCTATCATCTAAGCTAAGATAGCCTAACTCATACACATCTTTCTTTTTCTGCAAACAATCCCGGATGATTTCAACAGCATTTTCCGGGGGATTCGGATAACTTGGGAAAGTATCGCCAAATGCACGATAATAGCTTTTCATAGCCCTTATAAGCCCATCATCTTGCACACAGTCGGGATGATTCATGTATTCTTCAAACTCTTTGCGTACATCTTCCGGGGCATCATCCGTCAAATGCCAGTTATCCGGCTCATTCACAAAATACGGACTTGTGTAAAAATCTGGCATCGGCATCATTTTATATTGTCCTCTTGACGATCTTTGAAGAAGTCCGCCCATTCGGGGTTTTCTTTATCAAAAATCTGTTTCTGTTCCGGGGTTAGGGCTTTGGGGTAGTCAGCGAACATATTGAACACGGTCTTTTTGTCGAAACTAAAAAGCCATTCGCCCACACCGTCCGGCGTGTCTTTCCACCAAATAACGTCCGTAGGATTGTTTTTATACCAGTTATCGAACACCCTAGCCCATGTTTCTTTCACAAGCGTTCCATCCGTTTTACACTCACGGATAACAATGCTTGTTTCCTCGCCCTCATCAACTTCATTGTTTTCGACATCCAAAAAATGAAATTCAGCGTAGTCACCGCCAAAAGGGGTTTTACCGTCAATGCGTTTCATGGAAATCACCTTTTTGTTTTATTTTATCACCCGTCTTGCTTGTTGACAATGGGTGCAGTATAATAAGTTCAAGGTAATTCAAAATAAAATTGAACCATTTGAACAGTACAGCCGCCTATATGGTTTCCGGCTTATCACTACGAAGAATCACGTTATATAAGCAGGATTCATTGATAACCGTGGTTGACTGTTTGCGCCCATGCTGTCGGTGAGGTAAGTTCGGCTGACCCCTTTTCATCAAGACGTTGTGCGGTAGTGTCGTTTGGGTGCGGTGACAATGCCACCCACTTGCCACCATCCCACGATATACGCATGAACCCGCACAAGTCCTTGTGCTTTGAAATCGTTGAACATGGCTATTTTTCAGCCCTTATAGAACCGCACAAAACCGCTAAATTTGAACTTTATACCATTCTCTATAAACGAAGCATTGCGAAGCGATAGTTTCGCTACAAAGAGAAATCTAGTAGAAATCCTCCGTTTTACGTTATTTTCTCGTCACGTTGTGTTCGATGGCGAGGGCGATAAACTCCGCAACAAACGCATTGAAAATCACATTACTGTTTCGGTGGTAATTGATATGGAGTGCGGAAACACAAAGAATTGAATATCTAACAATCGGCATAGCCGCAGACTTTCACAAAAAGCCTGCGGCTTTTTCTTTGCCCAAAAACAGAAAGGAGGCATCCGTGAAATGGCAGTTTTTCGGGTAGAAAAAAACAGCGACTACACGGTCATGTCAAACCACCACCTACGAAACCGTGCCTTGTCCCTGAAAGCCAAGGGCTTACTCTCCCAAATGCTCTCCCTGCCGGAAGATTGGGACTACACCCTGCAAGGGCTGGCCCGTATCAACCGGGAAAGCATAGACGCGATACGGCAGGCTATCCGGGAACTGGAACAGGCAGGCTACATCCAGCGTTCCAGAGAACGGGACGAGAAAGGGCGGCTGCGCGGTGCAGACTATGTGATTTTCGAGCTGCCGCAGCCCGTTCCTGCATCGGTTTCACCTACATTGGAAAATCCAACGTTGGAGAATCCCACGCAGGAAAACCCTACGTTGGAAAATCCAATGCAATTAAATAAAGATAAACTAATTACAGAAAAACAAAAGAAAGAGGGATTAAATACCGATTCCCTTCCTATCCATTCCCCAAACCCCTTGCCTTTGGACGAGGACGAGGCAGCGGCACCGCCGCCGGAACGGACAGGAAGCCGAAAGGAAACGGCCTATCAAATCTACCGGGACCTGATTTTGGAGAACATCGAGTATGACACCCTCACCCAGAATCCCCGGATAGACCGGGAACAGCTGGACGAGATTGTGGACATCCTGCTGGAAACGGTCTGCACCAACCGCAAGTCCATCCGGGTGGCCGGGGACGATTACCCGGCAGAGCTGGTCAAGGCCAAGTTCCTGAAACTGGACAGCCATCACATCGAGTTCGTCATGGACTGCCTGCGGGATAACACCACCAAAGTCCGCAACATCAAGCAATACCTGCGGGCCATGCTTTTTAACGCGCCCAGCACCATCAACAGCTACTATGCGTCCCTTGTGGCGCACGATATGGCGCAGCCTGATTGGGGCCGCCCGCCCAACACCTGACCGAAAGGAGCGTCCACCCATGAGAACCCTTTACCTGCGGCGGCTGGTGGTTCCACCCTAGCTGCCGCTCTGAATTTTCTGCAACAAGGAGGGATTCATATTGCAGGAAGAAGTCACCCAGAAAACCATTGCCCTGTCCATGAAAACAGGCAAACTCACCGCCCAAGCGTTGCAAGCCGCCCTGAAAAAATATTTGCAGCACCTGGCCAAGGGGCCAAAGCTGCATCACGGCAAGCAAAGCCTGAAACAGCTGAAAGCCCACGGCGCGGCCCTGACCAACATTGAAGTCACGGAAGCGAACATCGGGGCGTTCAAGCCCTGCGCCAAGAAGTACGGCGTGGACTTCACCTTGCGTAAGGACAAGACCACCCAGCCGCCCCACTACATCGTGATCTTCAAGGCCAAGGATACGGACAATCTGGAACAGGCGTTCCGGGAGTTCACAGCCAAAACGCTCTCCAAGGAGCAGCGGCCCTCCATCCGCAAGGTGCTGACCGCAGCCAAGCAGAAAGCCGCCCAGCAGCCGAAACATGCGAAGGAAAAAATCAAGCAAAGGGGGCTGGAACGATGAAGCCTGAACTGAAAAAGCTGCTGGTGCTGAATCTGCCGTATCTGCTGTTCGTGTACCTGTTCGCCAAATGCGGGCAGGCGTACCGTCTTGCGGCGGGCGCAGATGCTTCGGCAAAGCTGCTCTACCTGACGAACGGCATCTCTGCTGCTTTTGCAAACCCGCTGCCCAGCCTGCATCCGTTTGATTTGTGCGTGGGCGTTGTTGGAGCGGTGGCTGTCCGGCTCATTGTGTACAGCAAAGGCAAGAATGCCAAGAAGTACCGCAAGGGTGAAGAATACGGCTCTGCCCGATGGGGCACCACCAAGGACATTGCCCCCTACATCGACCCCAAGTTTGAAAACAACATCCTGCTGACCCAGACCGAACGCCTGACCATGACCGGGCGGCCCAAAGACCCTAAGACGGCCCGGAACAAGAATGTGCTGGTGATCGGCGGCTCCGGCAGCGGCAAGACCCGCTTCTATGTGAAGCCCAACCTCATGCAATGCTTTCCCACTTCCGACTATCCCACCTCATTCGTGGTCACAGACCCGAAAGGCACACTGGTTCTGGAAACGGGCCAAATGTTCCAGCGGGCAGGCTACCGGGTGAAAATCCTGAACACGATAAACTTTTCCAAGTCCATGAAGTACAACCCCTTTGTTTACATCCACTCGGAAAAGGACGTGCTGAAACTGGTGAATACCCTTATCGCCAACACCAAGGGCGAGGGCGAAAAATCGGCAGAAGATTTTTGGGTGAAGTCGGAACGGCTGTTCTACACCGCGCTTATCGGCTACATCTGGTACGAGGCCCCGGCAGAAGAAATGAACTTCACCACCCTGCTGGAAATGATAAATGCCAGTGAAGCCCGCGAGGACGACCCGGAGTTTCAAAGCCCGGTGGACCTCATGTTTGAACGGCTGAAACAGAAAGACCCGGACCACTTCGCCGTCCGGCAGTACAAAAAGTTTTTGCTGTCGGCGGGCAAGACCCGTTCCTCCATCCTGATAAGCTGCGGTGCCCGTTTAGCCCCATTTGACATCCGGGAGGTGCGGGAGCTGATGGAGGACGATGAAATGGAACTGGACACCATCGGGGATGAAAAGACCGTGCTGTTTTTGATTATGAGCGACACGGACACCACCTTCAACTTCATTCTTGCCATGCTCCAAAGCCAGCTTATCAACCTGCTGTGTGACCGTGCAGATGATAAATACGGCGGTCGGCTGCCTGTCCATGTGCGGCTGATTCTGGACGAGTTTGCCAACATCGGGCAGATTCCCAACTTCGACAAGCTGATTGCCACCATCCGCAGCCGGGAAATCTCGGCATCCATCATTTTGCAGAGCCAGTCGCAGCTAAAAGCCATCTACAAGGATGCGGCCGAAATCATTTCGGACAACTGCGATTCTGTTCTCTTTTTGAGTGGGCGGGGTAAGAATGCCAAAGAGATCTCCGATGCGCTGGGGAAAGAGACCATCGACAGTTTCAACA